ATTTTTAAACATTCGCCAAATGATGGTGGAGCAGCATCTTTTGATAGTTCGGCTAAAGATTTTTTAGCGGTCTGTACGAAGAATTTAGCGGAGTATGGATAATGGCTTATACAGCAATAAACGATCCAGGTTCTGTTTTTAGTGCATTAGTATGGAGTGGTGCTGGTGGCGCACAATCAATTACAGGTGTTGGATTTCAGCCTGATGTTGTCTGGGGTAAAAATATACTGGCAACAGCTAATCATCAACTTCTAGATAGTCCAAGAGGAGTTGGAAAACCTCTTGAGGTTAATACTTCTGATGAAGAAAAAAATGACCCAGCAAGTAGTCTTTCTTCATTTGATGCAGATGGTTTTACTTTAGCAGGGGGTAGTGCAATAAATGCAAGTGGTACTAATAATATTGTATCATGGAATTGGAAATTAGGAACCACATCTGGGTTAAGCGGTGGGGATATTACACCATCAGCTTATTCAATTAATACGTCTACAGGAATGGGCGTTTACGCATATCGTGGAACTGGAGTTCAAGGTGCTGAAATAGTTCATGGATTAGGAGCAACCCCTACATATATAATAATTAAACAACTTACTTCTATTTATGATTGGGCAGTTTGGTCTAAAGGAGTTACTTTAGGTAATGGTATGCGTTTAAATGAAACGGTTGCACAAGAAACAAATGACTTTTTAAATAATGTTGCACCTACTTCAACAGTAGTTGAATTAGGAAATAGTACCTATAGTAATGCAGTATCAGGAACTAAAGATTATGTAATGTATGCTTTTGTTCCAAAACAAGGATTTTCAAGTATAGGAACTTATACTGGGAATAATAATGCTGATGGAGCATTTGTTAACACAGGTTTTGCCCCAGCATTTGTTATGGTGAAAAATTATACCTCTGCTGATAACTGGGTAATGAAAGACAATAAACGACCAGGTTATAATGAAAGTCCTTTAACGGTATATGCAAATACAAATGCCGCACAATCTCCAATAACAGCGAAACTAGATTTAGTTTCAAATGGTTTTAAATGGAGAGAAGCAGGTGCAAATTTTAATGATAATGGTTCCGCCCATAAATATACGTATCTAGCATTTGCCGAATCCCCTTTCGTCAATTCAGAAGGGGTGCCTAATAACGCCAAGTAATAAATTTTTGACCCCTTTTTTACTACACTCCCATAAAATATAGGATAGATATATCCCTATGTAAGGAGTTGATTCCCCTTAAAATCTAGTATATTTGTATCTTAAACGGATTTTTCTATGCTACAAAAAGTAAACTTTTTACCAGGATTCAATAAGCAAGTAACCCCTACCGGTGCCGAAGGACAATGGACGGGAGGAAATAACGTACGTTTTAGATATGGTACCCCTGAAAAAATAGGAGGCTGGGATCAGTTAGGTGAGGACAAACTTACCGGTGCCGGTCGAGCCCTTCACCATTTCGATGACAATGCAGGTATTAAATACGCTGCGATTGGTACGAACAGAATTTTATACGTCTACTCAGGCGGACAATACTATGACATTACCCCTATCCGAGCTACCATAACCGGATGTGATTTCACGAGTACCTCTTCTTCAAGAGCCGTAACCATAACTTTCCCGAGTCCTCATGGCCTAGCCGATGATGATATTATTTTAATGGATGGTGTCAGTGGCGTGACGGCTGTGGGTTCCACTTATACAGATGCTTCTTTTGAAGATATAAAATTTATGGTGACTTCTGCACCGACCGCTACCACGATTACGGTGACGATGGCAACAGCAGAAGCATTAACTCCACTAAGTAATTCAGGATCTGCTTCAGGATTATGTTACTATAGCGTAGGACCCGCTCAACAATTAGGAGGTTATGGTTTTGGAACAGGAAATTGGTCAGGAGCAGCTTCAGGAGCAGCGACGACAACTCTTGTAACAACGATTGCATCTGATGCTGGTGTGACGAGTGTTACATTAACCAGTTCCGCAGCCTTTCCAACTTCAGGTGAAATTAGAATAGGCACAGAGGATATTTCTTTTACCGCTAATGATACTACCACAGGAATTTTAAGCGGAGGATCAAGAGCCGTTAATGGAACAACCCTGGCTCTACATACGGCCGGAGCAACCATTACTAATATTTCCGATTATGTTGCCTGGGGCGAAGCGTCTTCAGCTGACTTTACTATTAATCCAGGTTTATGGATTCTGGATAACTATGGAACTAAACTTATTGCTCTTATTTATAATGGTCAATGTTTTGAATGGGACTCAAGCATTGCCAATCCTACAGGAACCCGAGCTACTATTATTGCTGGAGCGCCAACCGCTTCCAGACATATGTTGGTATCACCGGTTGATCGTCATTTAATTTTCTTTGGAACCGAAACAACGATTGGTGATTCTACAACTCAAGATGATATGTTTATACGGTTCTCGGACCAGGAATCCTTAAGTGATTATACCCCAACGGCAACGAACACCGCGGGTACACAAAGACTGGCCCAGGGATCAAGAATTATCGGAGCCATTCGAGGTCGGGATACCATGTATATCTGGACTGATGCAGCTCTCTTCTTGATGCGTTTTGTAGGTCAACCATTTACCTTTTCTTTTGAACACGTGGGAACCAACTGCGGACTCATTGGTAAGAACGCCTGCATGGAAGTGGATGGTACTGCTTTCTGGATGTCAGAAAATGGTTTCTTTCAATACTCAGGTCAACTTCAATCGATGCCGTGCTTAGTAGAAGATTTTGTCTTTGATGATCTTAACTCGACACCGAGAGATCTTATTAATGCCGGACTCAATAATCTCTTCGGAGAAGTAAGTTGGTATTATTGTAGTGCAGGTTCGGATGTGGTGGACCGGGTTGTGACTTATAATTATTTAGAATCCGTGATGCTAAAAAAACCTATATGGTATACAGGAACTCTAGCCCGAACAGCCTGGTCAGATTCTTCTGTTTTTGATAGACCTCATGCTTGTTATTTTAACAATGCTGATGATGTTTCTTATGATGTCGTGGGTAATACCGATGGTACTACTATATACTATGAGCATGAAACAGGAACCGATCAAGTAAATGCCGGAGGAGTGGTAACTGCCATCGCAGCTAACGTTCTTTCAGGAGACTTTGATATTACTCAGAAAAGAGCGGCACAAGGACAAATGCTAGGAACACCGGATCTACGAGGAGATGGAGAGTACCTTATGAAGATCAGAAGATTCCTGCCAGACTTTATTACTCAGGCTGGAGATACCAAAATTACTCTAATGCTGAGAGATTATCCAAACAGCAGTGCTGCCAGTTCTTCACTAGGACCCTTTACAATCACGAGTTCCACTGATAAAGTTGACACACGCGCAAGGGCGAGAGCTATTGCGTTGAAAATAGAGAACACTTCCACTTCACAGAACTGGAAGCTCGGAACATTTAGACTGGATATTCAACCCGATGGGAGAAGATAATGGCATTACCTTTTTATAATCAAGGAGATCAAGACATCTACGCAGGTGGAGACCATTTTGTTCCTCAAGAACAATACCGATTAAACTATACACCTTCCCAATCACTGGCTAGTACAATAGGAAACACCGGAGGAGTTACTGGTGCACAAGCAGCCAATCCTTATATCTGGCCCCCTCAAGGAGGAGGCGGAGGTAATAGTAATATTTACGGATATGATCCCACTGATTCAAAACAATTTGATATTCAAACATGGGATAGAATAGGGACTCCTGTTCATGATTTTGACGAAGGAGAGTATGGTTGGGTAGATAAAACAGTAACTGGTTATAAAAGTCCAAGTGGATATAAAACAAAAAAAGGAAAAAATATTCATAATTTTGGAATTGATTATGTCCCAGCATGGGCACAAGCTTTTGGCGCTGGAAAAAAGATTCAAGGAAACAGAGTCGGAGAAATTAAAGGAACTTTTAGTGATGCTGAAGACCCAGAGGATGTGTGGAATATAACTAAACAAAAAGTAAAAAACGTTCCTATTATTAAGAGGTGGAGAGAGAACAAAGAAATTAAAAAACAAGAAAAAGCAGCAGCGGATAAAATAGTATCAGATAGAGCCGCACAGAATGCGAATAAAAATAGATCAATATATGATGGAGGTTATCGTAGTGTAGATTCTTCTGGTAATGCTGTTAGTTTTTCTTCTCCACAAGGTACTACTACTTTTGATAGTAAAAGTGGAAGAGGTAGAAGAGATTATGATAGAGGCGGAAGAATTGGAATGGCAAAAGGAAAGATTCCACTACCTAAAGCTAAAAAGAGTGGTTCCTTTCCTTGGGAAACAAGTTTAATTGGTCTTGCATCTCTCTTTAATAGACGTCCCCTTATGTTGGGCAAGATTAAAGGAATTAATCCTGGCGAATATGGAACACGTCAATGGCGAGCTAACAAAATGAAAAATCTTGCTAGGATGGGTGGTAAATGGGCAGGAAGAACAAGATTTGCTGCTCCCGCTCTTATGAATCCTTGGCTTATGGCTCCAGCAGCATTAGGACTCGGAGCAAAATATGCAGTGGGTAAAGCTTTCGATCCGTATCGAGATGAAACAGGAAAGATAGGAGCCGAAGGACACGCACAATTAGCAAGCGCTGCTAGAGCACGAGAAGCATTAATGGCTCAACGAAATGCAGCAAGACAAAATCGAAGAGATGGAGGTCTAGCAGGAATTTTATAATGGCAAAAATTGTACAAGCATTAACACGAGCAAGTCAAGAATACGATCCTAGAACCTTTCAATCTTTAGTCCGGGATCTTGACGCCGTGATTAATAAACTGAATACTTCTTTTCAACAAGAACTTCAACAAGAGGTGGAAGCTCAGTCTTTCTTTATTGGATAATGGCAGTCATCAATCAATATAAAATGTATGGGGTCACGAGTACGGCGGCAGAAGGCCCTATTAAATTTTTTGGTACAACACTAATTAGTGGAGTCGCTACGCAAAATCCTTTGATTAATGAAACTTATATTATTAAATCTTTACACGTGACTAATAAATCAGGAGCTAATACGCCAACGATTACGATTACAAACAATGGTTTTGAGGTTATTAAGACCCAAGCTTTAACCGCTGCGACTAGTGTAGAAATTTTAACGAATCCGATGGTGGTGGAAGGTAGTAAGGTTTTATCTTATACCACAGCAGGAACGGTGAGTGATGGTGTTGATATTACCATTAGTTATTTAAACATAAAAAAGGAGGTTACGGTATAATGCAAACCATTACACCCACGAAAGTGACAACAACGATCAGTAATTTGAAAACAGGAGAGAAGTATAACACCGAAGAAGAGTGGAAAGCCAAGGGAATACAGGAAAAAGACATCCGAAGAGATGTTCATGTCCTGATGCCGAAGCTTGATTTATTCGGTAAAACAAAGTAGATTCAAAATTTAGGCGAAATTATGACAAAATCACAGAGACAACATGGCATTGCATCCTTGAAACCCGGCGAAAAAATCGTGGGTAAACCAGGAGGTCTGGTTGAACCAGGCGTTAAGCAATACGGTATCTTTAAGAAAATTTTCAAAGGTGCTAAAAAAATACTCAAAAGTCCTTTAGGAAAAATGGCTATCATTGGTGGTCTAGGTGCGATTCCTTTTGGAACTTCAAATACAAGTATGTGGGGAAGAGGCCTTGGAATGTTACGTAATAGAGGAATATTAGGGTCTGCTGCTTCACGTTTATCCCCAGGAGCTATGGGAGGTAAATTACCGGGCGCTGGAAACTGGTTAAAACGAGCAACAGGTGGACTTAAAAATTTTGGCTATGGCAAAGCAGCCTTATTAGGTGGCGGTGCATTAGCTACAGCTTTACCTTTTATGGGAGGCGATGAAGAAGACGAAGACATCATTGATGACTGGTCAATAACGCCTAATAGTATTGCTAAAATTAGAAACATGGCAAAGAAACGAGATCCAAGTTTAGCTTTTATGCCCGCAGCAAATTATGTTCAACAAGGATATTATGGAGCTAAAGATGGAGGAATCATTGGCTTAGCTAATGGTGGTCAACCTGCAGAAGCTCAAGCAGAACAAATGTTAAAAATGGAATATCAAAAGTATCGTAACCAAGGCGGCACGCTATCTTATCAAGAATTTAAAATGCAAGTTATGCAACAAGCTCAAGGTCAAGGATCCGGGGCTCAGGGACAACCACAAATGGCAGCTCAGGGTGGAAGAATGGGATACAACCGAGGACGAGTTGTTAATCCTGGAGGATATGCTGGTGACGAATATGAATTACCTACTTTTTCTGAAGGAGTAGAACAAGAATTTCCTTCTGATGATCTAGGAGCCATTAACGTGAACGAAGAACAGATGGCAATGATTTCTGATATGAATGACAAAGGAATGGACACCTCTCTTATTAGTACAATAAGTGGAACAGATGAAAATATAGTAATACGAGTCTTACGACTACTTAATTCTAAAGCTCAAGGTGGAAGAATTGGATATGAAAACGGAGAACTCGTGACCGATGAATCTATGGTTGAAGCAACACCTGCAGGCATGATGGAAGAAAATGTTGAAGAGGTTCAAGGCGAACCCACACGAGAACAAATGGAAGTTCTCTCTATGAAAATTTTCCAATTACGATTAGAAGAATTAGATGAAGAACAATTAATGGTTGTCTATCAGGCAGCTATGGAACAGCAACCTGAAGAAATGGCTATGCAAGAAGAGATTGAATTCAATCCTCAAATGGCTCAGGGACAACCTCAAATGGATCCAAGACAAATGGCAGCTGAAGGTGGAATTATGAATCTAGGTGGCATGGAAAAAGATTATAGAGCTGAAGGTGGATTTGTTGCTATCGGTGGTAAAGAAAAAGCCGATGACGTTCCAGCAAGATTAAGTAAAAACGAATTTGTATTTACAGCAGACGCTGTAAGAAATGCAGGTGGTGGTGACATTGACGCCGGCGCAGAAGTTATGGAAAATATGATGGAGAATTTAGAAGCAGGTGGACAGATTTCAGAAGAGTCTCAAGGCGGCGGAGGAGAAGAAATGATTTCAGAAGA